TATGTCCCTCCTGTTTGTAAAATTTTTTGTAATTTAGCTAAAGCCATTAGATTTGCCTCGGTATATAATCTTCTTCTACATTGATACTAATACTAACAGAACTGGTAGCACTAGCTAAACCTCTTATCTTATCTGCTTCTTCTAACCATAAAGATTCTGTAATTTGTATTATAGCATTTGGTAATAGCTTAGTTGCTTCCGTAATAGTATAATAAGTTGTTGTCGAACTATCATACCAATCTAAACTAAAAGTTACTTGATTACCTGTTAAGTTACTAATAAAAATACTTTTAACTTGTGTTTCATAGTTATTAGGAACTGTATAGATATCACTATTAGATGTTCCTAATTCTAAAGCTACTGTTCTATTTTTTGTTGACATTAATAGCCATCCTGTACTAATAATAAATCAAATGAAGCAGAAGAAGAAGAGGTAGAACTTGCCTTTCCAGATATATAAATATCAGATTTTTCTGATATTACATTAATTGCATTAAATATAACTGTTGTTTGACCACCTCTAACATTTAAAAATTGCTTAGTCTGAAATGCGGCATTTGTAATAGTATTGTCTCTTTGTATAAATTTAAAATCCATTTCTTGGTCTTTACCAGATGAAATATTGATTGATAGTAAATAACCCGTATAGTTAGCAGGAATCGTATATAAACACATTAATGTTTGACCTCTACCTGCAGATACAGTTGCGGCTACATCAGAACCACCTGTATAGGTTACAGTGATTGTTCCTTCATTATTTCCAGAAGACCCTGCTGTTTCAACAGACATTCTAAATACTCTTAAAAAAGTTTGCGTAGTTGTAACTGTACTTGTACCGTTTAAATTAACAGTTTCTTCAGCTAAATTATAAGAACCATCTAATCCTTGTATTCTTAAAGTTCTAGCACCAGAGCCAGTAGTGTGAACATCATTAGCATCATCACTAACAACATCAACAGTTACGGCACTTGTTTGCCAAGGATAATTATCCCCTGTTTCCCAAATAGTTTCAAAGCTAAGACTTCCTATAGATGGATTGTATCCAAACTTATTAAGCAGAGAATGCCCGGGAATTTTACCTTGAGCTACTTCTAAATAAAAAGGATACCCTGCTTCACTACCACTAACATTACTAATAATAGTAGGATAATGAGTAATACTCACTTATATCCTCCGCCTGCTTTTTTATAAGCTTTAGCTAATGCTTGGGCTTTTCTTGCTGACCACTTACCTGCGGCTGTACCATGTGATGCCTGTCCTTTAATACGTTGAAATATTTTTTTTCGTAAACTTGGTTTGGTATAATTACCTGCTTTGTTTACACTACTTTTTTGTTTTTTTCTTACGGCCATCTTTTTTCTTCTTTGGTTTTGTTTTACCCGATATTGTCAAAGCAATAGCAATGATTTGTTTCATTGGCTTTTTACCCTCTTTTTTCATCTTACGGATATTAGCCGAAATAGCTTTTTGTGACTTTCCTTTTTTAAGTGGCATAATTATGCTTCTTCTTTATGTTGGCAATCTCCACAATGGCATATACCACCGAGGCAAGAGCCGCCATTTGAACAATGACATTCGTGTTCACATATACTACATATTGGCATAATTATTTTCCTTTCTTTTTTTTATGTCTATTTGCAAAATTACGAGCAGATTCTGGTGAGCGGAATCCCCATGCTCTAAGGGCTAGTGCCTTTCGTGTTGGGCGACCCTTTTCATCTTTCATAGGGCCTTTCATTCCTGCAAATCTCGCGGCAAATGAAATTCTTCGTGGATTAACACCTTTTTTAACTGGGGGTTTTAAATTAGCACCTTCTTTTCTTTTAAAGTAAGCGCGACCTGCCGCTGATAAACCTCCTTTAGGATTTTTGTGTATCTTTTTCATTATTTTGTTTTAATAATAAATTTTTTATTTCGTCTAATTGTTTTTCTAATTTTTCTATTCGTTGTTCTTGTATTTTCATTACTAATGAATCACCACCATCAAGTGATGTTATTCTTTGTCCGGAAACTCCCTTTTGTTTTTTTGTCAAATTATATACTGCCATTTTGTTTCCTTTATTTAGTTTGTATGATAAAGGGGGCTAATAAGCCCCCTGTATTGAATACTAATTATACTGCTGTATCGTGTTGAGAATCAGTGTTTAAATCACTTTCTTCTACACCAGATATGTCAACTAATATAGCCCATACTCTAATTTTACCTGCAGAATCTGTTGCACCACCGATTGTTACATCAATAGTATCAGCAGAACCAAATACAACTGCATTACCAAAAGGTAAAGCTGTTGTTGCATTATCAGTTACAGTTCTTAAAGCACCATAACCTACTGCATTTGTATCTCCATCTACCCATCTGTCCGGGTCTCCACCAAAACCTATATCATAAGTTACTGATGATGAACCTGCAGTTAATACTTCATTACCTGCGGCTAGACATAATGATTCAGCAGGAATATCAATAGCTTGTAATACATCGGCACTTGCGGCTCCTGTATCACCATTGATTGCTGAGATGTCAATTGTGTTTTCAATTAGGTAAGGTCTACGTACATTCGATGGATGACCAGTAGTACCTCCCGGCCCAGTTACATTATATGTTGCCATTTTCTATGTCCTCCCTTACGCCATTGTTGCTAGAGTTCTTACAATCGCTTCTGGTCTTAAAACTTTTTCACCATAAACGTGTAATCCTCTGATTATATCTGCAAAAGAATCAGTATCTCTTACAACTTCTGTTTTCGCAATGTGCGAAGCAGTAGCTACTGAAGAGATATGACCAAATAATATTTTGAACTGGTTTGATGTTCCAGTTGCTGTAATAATATCTGTACCAGTTAGATTTAATGCAGTTGATTTATAAAGATTAAAGCCATGTACCGGGCCCGGTAGAACTTTACCATTTAATAATGGTGATTCTGCCATACCAGTTACTTGTACTTCTAAAAACTTAGAACCTGCTGTCTTTAATACTTCATATAACTTAGGTGGTGCAACCATCCATCTTCCTTCTTCTGGAACTTCATTGTCGTCTAATATTCTGCCTGCTTCAGCAATCATATCAACAACAGTGTCACCCGCAGTTGCGCCAGATGGAGTTACCGCTGTACCAGTGCTAATGCTAGATGCGCCTTGAATTGCTTCTAAGACATCTCTATCATATTTTCTTTTAAGCGAATAAGCACCTGAAGAGGTTGCTAATGCTTCAAAGTTAAGGTGAGATTGTCTTTCTTCGATATCATCGATTTTGAAAGCAAACGCGTTAGCAGTATCAACTGTTAGCGTGAATTGGTTGTCATCCAAGTTTTGAGTATTAATTACAGAGCCTCTTGAGTAAGAAGATACAGTAATTGTTGGCTCGTTGATGACTCTTACTGTATCGCCAAAATTTTCAATTTCGCCGTAGTAGTCTGTATTAGTTATGTCTTCTACAACTGATGACCTACGGAAAAATTTTAATACTTTTTGGCTATATATTTCAGGTACGAAATTACCTTGCGATAAGTTTCCATAACCTGTTGCACTATTAAATGCCATTTTAGCCTCCTAAAATTAGGTTAATTATGTGTCTTGCATTACACGCCCTTCGCGTAATGCTAAGTCTATTTCTTGTTCGACTTTCGCATACTCCCAAGGTTTTAACTTTTGAATATCCGAAGCCTTCCAAATCTTTTTCCCGTCCTTGTTGTCTACATTAACAGCTCTAGAAGTTGTTTTTGTAACAGCCTCGGCCGCTGATTTTGATTTGGATTTTGACTTAGAAATACCTGCGTCTGCTTTATAAAGGTCTACAACTCGGATAGCCCATTTTGAATCTACATTATTTTTGATAACACCATCACTTATTGAAGATGGTTGTGTTTGTAACCATTCATTAAATTCTGATGTATCTTTTAATTCAGCAAAATCGGGATGTGCATTTGTCAGTTCTTTATAAGCTGATTGAACAACTAATTCACTTTCACGTTGTCTTAATTTATCAATTTCAGACTGTAGTGATTGTACTTTAGCGTCTGCTTGCTTATGCGCAACTGTTTCTACCACACCATAAACATCTGGATATTTTTCTCTAAATGTTTTAAGTTCATCATCAGACTTACTTGGCTTAAATTGAGGTTCTGCCGCTACTTTTAATTTAGCTTCCAGTTCTTCTATTTTTTGCTTATTTTCAGACTGCTTTCTGTCATAATGAGATTTTAAATCATCATAACGTTTTTTGAAATCGTGCTGTGGTTTCTCTGCACTTTTTCCAGACATAAATCCAGTTTGCATTTGAGTAGCTTCTTCTACAGAAGTGTCTTGCTCTTCGGTTTTTTGTTCTGGTTCTTCCTTGTAAACATCTTTTCGGTACTGTCCTTTATAGGGAGTCGGTTCCGGTATAAGATTTTCATTATCAGCGATTTGAGTATTATCGTCTGTCTTTGCCATTTTTCCTCCTTGTGGGGTCGTATAAACGAGTAGCCACGGTTGTCATTAACTTAGGGGTCACGTAATTGTGAGTTGCCTAACAGCTAACTACCGGCGAGTAGTTAGAAACTCTTATTGTTGTGCCATCATACCTGTGTCATAAACAGGTTCCATGGTATCAATGTCTTGCATTGCTTGTTCTTTTGTTTGATTTAATTTAAAAGACTTTTGTGGTGAAGGTCTAAATAAACTATCATAAATTTCTTTAGCTCTTTGTATTCTTTTATCATACTGAGCTGTTTCGTTTTTTGGTCGTTCAAAAAGTTTTGCAAAAGAATCTGCTACTTGTTCTGTTGTTCCTTCTTCAAATACTTCTTGTAATTTTTTTCTATTTGCTATCCCAATATCAAAACCAACACCATTATAAATGTTATCTAACATGTATCGTACTTGGGCATTAATAGATGGTTGTAGCATATTTTTTCTTTTATAGTCTTCATATGCTCTCAAATGACCACCTTCAAATTGAAATAAACCTTGTCCCGGGCCGCCTCTTTGTTGTGTACGATAATCAAAGGTATCCCCTGTTTCAACAGCAACGTTACCTAATATACCTGCTATTGCTTCTTGTCTTAATGATGCAATATCGTCTTGACTATTTAAACTATTACGAACTAATTCTAATTTGGTTATTGAAGGCTTTTTTTTTATCTCAATTTTATCACCACCCTCTTGCATTTGTTGCGTAGGTTGCATTATATTTTGACCCACTTGTGTTTGTGTTAAAAATTTTGATGTTGGCATTTGTTCGGCAATACCCATAAAACCATTTTGTTGTTCATATGGATTTGGAATATTGCCTACTGCTCCCCCAAGCTGAGCCATAACAGGCTGTTGCATAGTAGGACTTTGCTGAGCCATCTGTTCTTGTTGTGCATCTAATTCCTTTACTTTTTCTTTTCCACGATTATTAATTTTTTCTAATCGGTCATAGCCAATTTGTTCTGCTAATACTTTTGGAATAATAACTTCGCCATTACTTACTAATGTATTAATTGCTTTATCTATATCTTCTGCTGTTTGACCAAAATCAAGTTTTATACCTTTACGTTGTAACTCAATTACAGCACTGTTAATCATTTTTTCTATATCGCCTCTGCCTGCTTGCATAACAGCCGGTGCATTAATAACAAAATCACCTTCATCTAAATTACGAGGTACATCATCAGCAACACCCGACATATCTTTTTGTGGTTCATTTACTAATTCTAAATTGTCTGCCGGTATAGGGCCACCTTCTTGTCGTAAAGTTAAATCTGGCCCAGTTCTTGGTGTTGGTGTTGGTATAAATCCACCGCCTGCGGGCCCTGTTGTTTGCCCAGTTTGAGGGTCTTGCGCTTGCTCAAATTTTATTCTTGATGGTTGTTCAACACCTGTATCTGTTGGTTGAGTTGGTGATGTTGTAGGAGCTTGTGTAGTCGCTTTAACTAAATTACCATCTAAATACTCATTACCTGCAGAGTCAATTGCTCGTCTACCTTTTATTTGAAAACCTAAATCTTTTAATGCTTTTTGTGCCGCTGTAGCTTTCCAATAATTATCACTACCGGCTTTCATTGCGTATCGCTGTGATGCAAATTTTAATATACTATCTTGATTAAAGAATCCTTCATTAACACCATCTTTGATAAATTTTTGTAAAGCGTCATGATGATTACCATCAAAATTTTTTCCGCCGTATGCATTGTATTTTAAAGCATACCCCGGATTAAAACTATCCGCTAAAACATAATTTAAAAATTGTGAGCCAGTTTTATTTGCTTTTCCCGCCCACTCGTATTCTTTTTTTAAAATTTCTTCACTAAATCCTTTTTCACCAAATTCTTTTAAAAACTCATTACGTTGTTTGTTTTGTTTTATACCATAGCCAATTAGTGGAATAAATGCTGTTACTGCTCCAAAAGGGCCACCTGTTACAGCTGACAGTAAAGGGCCCATTCCAGAAGTTTTTAATTCTTCTTTAAAACCAGAGATATCTAAACTTTTTAATTTGGGTGATGTAGTAGAAACATTTTGCGTGTAATTATCATAATTATTATTGTTTACATTATCAAATATTGTTCCTTTTGATTTTTGTGAGGCCATTAAAGGCGTTGCTGTTCCACTTGTAATAGCTTCAATATCTGTTACTGGTGTTCCACCAATCGTTGTTTCCATTTCACTTAGTAAATCTGCTTCTTGTGTACTAGGTGAAGTAACATCAGTTACTTCTGCTCCTGCCGGAGCACTTTCTAAAACAGTTTGTTTTTTTACTTCGTCTTCTTTACTTTTTTTTGATAAAGCTTCAACATTTGGTTTTACATCGTAAATCTTATCTTCATCTTTTTTTTCAATGCCAATAAAACCTTCCGGTATTGTTACTTCAAATGGATTGGTTGCCATTATTTCTCCCTATTATTTTTCTCAAAATCTTGTACGTTACTCTTCAGTTGAAGGAGCGTTTCCAGTAAAATTGCTCTCCCCTGATTGCGGAACATTTCCTGTTCCGATTGTGCCACCACCAACGCCCGATGCGTCTTGTGGGTTAGCGCCTGCAGGTATTCCTCCAGTGCCTCCCATGCCATCTTGTTGCTGACTAGGGCCTTGAGCTTGCTCGCTTGCTTGTTGTTGAACATTTAAACCTCTTAACATTTCTGCAAAAATTTGTGCGTCATTAATATCATTAACCAAACTGTCTGGGTCAATGTCTTGTGCAATTGCTAACTCCCTCATTAAATTTGGAATTTTAATAAATGGTGCTAACATAGGATTAGATACTGTTTGTAATAAAGTTGTTAAGCGTTGTGACCTAACTTCTTTTTGCATTACACTTGCAACACCATGTGGTTTAATTTCCAAATCACCAACAATATCTGGATTGTCTTCATCAAATTGCATATTCCATTGGAACATTGCTTCACCAAGTGGCTTTAATAAAAAGTCATCAATATTTTTCATTACTGTTTTTATTGATAAACTAGCACCACTAAGTAGCATTGATAATCCCGATGCTGTTCTACCCGTTCCTGCTACACCTGTTTGTCCATGCATAACAGACGGTATTCCTGTTTCTTCATCTGCAAGTTGTCTTGCTTGCATATACATTTGTAAGTTTTCACCGGCTGTATTTGGAAACTTCAAACCATTAATAGCTGTTCCTGTAACACCCGATTGTCGTCTAAATATTTTACCCGGAAATATATCCATACTCTGTCCCGGTACTAAAGATGCTTCATCAACATCAAAAACTAAATTACCTGCTAACGCTAAGTTATCTATTGCCATACGAACGTGGCCGTTCATTAGTAGTTGTGCATCTTCCATATTTTCTGGAACACCAACACCAAATAATTGATATGGATTTATTTCATATGGGATTGATTGATATGGTATTCTTTCTGGTGTAAATGGATTTAAAACTGCTCGTAAAACTTTTCCATTACATATCCACGCATTTATTTGAAATTGGTCTAACTCAGATGAATTAAGTGGTTCATCCATACCAATTTCACTTGCTAAATTTTTATCTAAAGTTCCCCAATACTCATAAACTTCATATCTATCCATTTCATAACTACCACTTTGATTATCATATGATTGGATAATATCTTCATAGTATTCTGTTGTGTAGTTTGCTCCCATTGCTAAACAATCAGCAATAGCATCACCGTCAAAATACGCATGATTAATTAAATCACGTAGTTGATTACGTGTAAATTTATGTCGTTGAATTACATAATTTGAATCATTTACTGATGTTGCATCTGGGTCTGGAAAAAAATCCCAACATGATACAGCTTCAATACGTGGAACTTCTTTTACATATGGTGCATACATTTTTTGTCCATCTATGTTATCCCAACGATGAACTGTTTTTGCATAGTTAAAGGGGCCTTTAACAATACCTGTTCCTAATAAAACAGATTCAAATATAGCATGACGCAATACATTAGTTGCATTTGTATCAAGCAATTGGTCATGGATTAATTTCTCCATACGTCTTGCTGTCTCTTGTGCAGGATGTATTTCTGGTTGATTTGGAATACGTGCTTTACCCGATTGTAAGTTTGCACCTGCGTATTCATCTGCTAAACCACCGAGATTAGCACCACCTTGCCTTGGTGTTGCTTCTGTTGCTCCCGGTTGTAATTCCATACCATCACCCGGAAAACCATAAGGTGATTTTAATTGTTCTTCACCCGGTACACCTAAGTGTGCTGTTTCATCTATTCCTTCTGGTAAAGGTGTCGATGTAATAGTTATTGGAAATTTTTTATTTGCAAATAAAACATCTACGATTTGACCATATGCGGCCAAAACTTTTGTCTTTGTTATTTTAACAAAAACTTTACTTTTTTCTGTACTACGAAATTGTGTTGATGAATCATAAATACCACGATAGTTTTTAAATGCTTTTAACCATCGTTGTTCATGAGTATACCTAGCATTTTTAGCTTCATTATATTTTTCAGTAATGTAACCAACAATACCCGGTGCATCTTCCGGTACTAATGTAGACGCTGTATCTTTTGCGTCATCTGCCATTGTTATTCCTTATTTTAGTAATCTTTGTCTTCGCTTGAATTTAGTATAGCAGAATCAACTTGTGCTTTGCCTTTTCCTTTTTTTCCTGCTTCTAAAATTAATGATTTATTTGGCTCATTAATTTCTGTAGAAAATTGAGGTTTCTCTTTTGCACCCGCCGCTTCACTTGCAGGGCTAAGATATCCTTGGCTTGGCATAGAGTTAACTATACTTGCATCAACTGGATTTTTTGCAGTTTTCATTTTTTACTCCTCTTAAAATTTAAATTAATAACCGAAAACATTATCTTCCGGTTGGTAAGCTTCGCGCTTTATTTGTTGTAGTATATCCGGAACTGTAGGTCTACTTGATTGCCTTGTCATTACCATATAACGCAATGCATCATAAGCATGGTCTTCAGCTTTTGTATCTACATCTTCTGGATTTGTTTTAGATGTTGGTATGTTACCAAGCGTTCTAATTAAATTAGTACACGTTTCAAATATGTAAATAGATGGTTTGCCATTATCAAGTGATAATCGGCGATGTATTTCCATTTTACCGGCAAGCCGGTTTCTATCGGAAGGTGTCCACCTTACACCGTTGCGTATCATTGTTTCAGCTATACTAAGGCCGTGCCCTGTTCTATTCCAACAGCTTGCATCTAATACAAATGTTGATGGTTGTTTATCATCACGTTCAAATTGTACAATTAGACGGGCTAGAGCTTCACCAGTATATTGTTTTCCGTATAACTCTCTGTATATTATTAGATTACCATCCCAATCAACAGCGCCCCACAATACACAAGAGGGTGAAGTAAATCCATAGTCAGCCGCTCGTATGCGTTGCCATGACGGTGATAGCTCAAAAGGTTTAACAACATGTAGTGACCTTTCAAATTCTGGAAACGCCGCTCCTTCTGCAACATCCCAATCACCTTCTAGTAATCTTTTACGTTCTATTTCTGGTAATGAACGTAGCATTGCCTCATACTGGCCATCATTCATTAGATAGGGGTTATCTGTTAAACGAGCCGGTATAAATTTACGGAAGAATAATGGTTGACCAGATTTTTCATGTTCTGTTGGCCAACGATAAACCTCTTTCGTTTCCATGTCCTGTGCCGCAAAGGCAATATCGGGAGGAGCAGGGTCAATATACATTTTCTTAACCCACCATCCTCCAACACCACCGGGGTTAGCTGTACATCGCATGTACGCTTTTATGCTTGGGTTGGTTGTTCTTAGACGTGAACGTAAATATTCCCATACATATGGGGTTGGGTAGTGTGTTATTTCGTCAACACCAATCCATGTAAAGGATTGTCCTTGATATCGTGTAACGTCTGTGTCTTTATCCAAGTAAGAAAACCATGCAGTTGCTCCACTAGGAAACACCCACATTGATTTTGCTTCTTTGAATACTGCCCCCGGAAATGCTTTTGGATATATTTGTTTACTTTTATCAATTAACTCTGTTAATTCATTTAAAGTACGTCTGAGGAGTAATGCACGATGGTCTGGTATATCCGCATAACGTAGTAAATCAACTAGTAGGGCGTATGATTTACCTCCGCCTGCCGCTCCACCGTATAAAACATCACGTTCTGGTGCGGCTAGGAAATCTGTTTGTGGCCCTTCGTTTGGTTTAAAGATAACATTGCTATTATCTATCTCTTCACGAACAGCCTTTGGTGCTTTTTGTATGTCTTCTTCTGTTAAAACAGCAGGTTTCTTACCTGTAAGTGTACCTTCTATCTTTTTTAGGTTATTTTCAGCATTTCTAGCCTTATCTCGGTAGGTTTTTAGCTGTTTTTTCTTTCTTTCTGCTGTTTTCTTAGCTTCTCTAATCTTTTTCTGAGCCGCTATCTTTGCTTTTTGAGCAGAACTGTAGTTATACTGCCTTTTCGGCTTTGGTAGAGGTATATCATTCACCTTATAACCCGTAGTTACTTGGCGTTCTTACCTTTCCCCCGTATTTCTTTTGCAATTTCATTGCATTTTCTATGGCTTTGCCACGCTTTTTCTCATATCCAGATAGCTTACCATCTTTATTTAGGTCAGCTTTGCTTGGGTTTGCTAATTTATTGCTATTGCTCATTTAAAACCTTCTTTCGTAAACCTTGGGCACTAATAGGCCGTTTTGTTGTTGCGGATAACCAACTAGCAACTTCCCTATAAGAGCAAGTTTGAAGATACTGTTTAGCTTTTTGATATGCCTCAAGCTCTTGCTCGATGGGTAGAAGCGTCTTCCCATCATTGCTAAGCTCGTATCCGAAGGGTATAGTAGATGTTTTTCTGGTATCGTGTCCATTATTCATCGCTATGTTCTATTGTCTCTTCTTTTTTGCTTGGTAGTAATACAACACCATGCATAACTTGTACATTATGGTCTATGGCTTCATTAGAGCCAATACCAATTCTGTTTAATAAACTTTCTGCGGCTTTGAGCCTTAAATCCCCTTTAGGGGTTGTTCCATCTTCATCTAGGGTAGAAACTAACCTACTAGCGGCTTTTGGGCCATTAAGGGCTAGTTCTTGTTTGGTACGGTCTATTATCTCATCCCGTACTGATTCTACTAACCATTTGCGTGAGCCTTCGCTATATCCCGCTACTTTTATAGCTTGAGATATGCTACCGCCATTACGCATTAATTCATCAATGAAGATAGATTGCTTTTCAGTAAGCTCTTTCTTTTGTTTCTTTGATTGTGCTAGTAAGTTTGATATCATGATAACCCGCGGGTTTTGTATGCACCACTAATTCTCTTTTATTAAATAATAGGTTTGTGGAATTGTGTGCAATTATTTAATTACAATATATTATATTATATCCCGTATTTACTAGTTGTCAACCTTTTTCTATAAAAAAATTATTTTTTTCTTGACAGATTTGGATTTGGGTGTATAATATATAAGTTACCCCTACCCGGGGGCTTTACACCTATACCCTAGGGGGTATATTAGGGGTTAGCCGACCAATTATTACTAGGGGGGTTATTGGGGGGATTACCGGGGCATAGCCGACCAATCTAGTTTACACCCCCATTTTCCTAATTTATTTTCTTACTGGCATACAAGCATATGTACCACCCCCCGTGGCCCTAGTATACTATATCTAGTATATTTATATATATTTATCTATATCTAGTACCCTCCTATTAATGACATATTCCCCCGGGTAAATACCCTAAAATATAGCCTATAATATAATTTAGGTTATATTCCCTAATTCTTATTACTAGGGGCAAGGCCCCGGGGTTATTATTTAGGGTATACACAGTAATAAATCCTAGTTTACAGTTTAGGGGGCCGGCTAGATTAAGCGCGGGGGCGTACAATAAAACCCCCTAAAACCCCCCAAACAAGGGGCTAAACACCCATTTTAACCCACAATATACCAGTAATAAAACCGGCTATAAAACCCCGCCTAAATCCCGGTTAAACCCCTTTAAACTCCCCCACATAATAGCGAACCAAATAAATAAAAAAGGCCCCA